TCTCCATTTTTATCAAGAGGAAATTTTTGAATAACAATTTTCATTAATTCCTGCATCTATTTACGACGATCCAGATCTTGACCTGCATCTAGATCAATAATATTAGGAATTGCATTAATAAATAATGGCTAATCGCCATTTTTAAAACAGAATTTTACTGTATTTCCTGGCTCAAGTGGATACCAGCCATTAATATATTTATCAATAAAACTTCTATCATCACTACCTAAATATTCTGGAGTCAACTTTCCTTGTTTATAAAGAATATATCCTTTTTTAAACTCTTCAGGAAATAATTTTAAAATCTTCATTCGATAATTAACATCTTTAAAACAATCATCGAAAAAAGCCATATTAAATTCTACAACAGGAATATCACCAATACTAAATCTTGATCTACAATAATTAATAGGCAACTATTGTAATACTAATCCAGAAGAAGATGGAATTATGTAACCATAATAAGCTCCATACTTAATTACTTCTAAAGCAATATCTCCACATAATTTTTTAACATGAGAATTATCAAGATATTTTAAAATATCATTAAATTCTTTTACAACTTTATCATTTTTTACTCCATCATGATCCATAATTTCTGGAACAACATACCAATCATAACGATACAAATATGCTGCGTAATCACAAGTACGAGAATAAATACCACTTGTATTATAAAAATATTCAGAAATATTTCTCATTAATGGTAAATTATGTTCACATATTGCTTTTAAAACAGTAAATTTATCACCATAACCTCTACGATTTGCTTTTTTCAAAGAACCTAAATTTAAAACAGCATCTTCTAAAGTTTTCATGCCTATTTTTATAGAATTATAATCTAAAGGTCCTTCATAGCTAGCTTTATATCTAGTATTAGCGATATTAAAACCCTTGGAGCGAATTTCTTCTTGTCTATTTCTCATTCTGCCTCCTTGTAATTAATATCCTGCTTTATGAAGAATATAATCATAAGTAATAAGATTTTCTTCGGTATAAGGAATTTCAATTAATTTAATATCATTTAATGCACAAAATCTACGTTTTTTATTATCATTATATTGCTGCTAATAAAACCCTCTTTTTCCACCAAATTTTGCACTAGGTTCATAATGTTGTTTTCCTTGATATTCTATTAAAAAGTCTAAATTCCCATCATCGTCAAAAATAGCAAAATCAAAACGAAGAGGTTTTCCATTGGAGCTATTTAATCCTTCGATACTATATTCCATTACATACTTCAATCCAGACTATTCTAGAATTTCATGTATTTTCATTTCACCTCTGCTTGCGTCCATAAGGTCAACCTCCTTTCATCTTTATATGCTACTAAAGAACTTCCAATCTTTAGCATTAAAACGCTTTTTCTTTTTCTTATTATCTTCTTCTTGTTTTATATAATATAGACCATATTCAAAAGCAGAAAATTTATCTTTTCTAATACCTTTATTAGCCTATTTTAAAATAATATTAATTCCTTCATTTTCTTCACGAAGATTCATCATTTCTTCTTTTAATATAGAAGTTAAAGTAAAAGGTTTTAAATATTCTGCCCTTTCTTCTGGAGTCATATTATTACCTTTTACTGTTCCAAGTAATTTTGTTTTAGCAACACGCTCATCTTGTAAAAATTTAATTTTTCCAGAAGATAACTAAGTCTATGCATTTGCATGAGCTTCATTATTAATTGGTGCATTAGCTTTGATTTGATAAACCACATCTTGTTCGCAGGATTCAGTTTGATATTTTTTATAATATCCTTCTTCATCATTATATACACCAAAATCTGGATAAATTTCATTTGTTTCTGGATCAATCTAAGATTTTACCAAATAATCAAGAAATCCAATACCAAGACCATTAGCATCAACAACTAATCTCTTAGCTTTATATTTATAGAAAAGTTTTTTAACTTTTATACACTAATCTTCAAAATGATCATCACTAAATGTATAAATATTGACCAACTATTTTAAAGAAACACCTTGAGCTTGCGGCGTCACCTTAAAAACGCACACAACCGAGTCGCATCCTTTACGACCTACATCCATCGAAAGAATATAAAAGCTACTTTTACTAATTCTTCCAGAAGCCTCATACTCAGGTTGCTTTAAAATTCTATTACGATCAAATGCTTCTGAATTAAAGAAAGCATCTTCTACAGTACCAGACCATTTTGATTCATACTCACGCTAGAAAGATGATTCATTGAATGTACCATCCATTTTTAAATCTTGCACAAAGTTTTTATCAAGCAATTTTACAAGAACTGGAATTTTATAAGTTCCGCCCATAATCATTGCTTTTTCTGGTTTAACAACCTACCAAACTAAAAACTGTATTAATTTATCATATGCATAAGTATTTTTATAACCAGCAGTAGTAATATATAATTGAGATTTATTTAATTGCTCTTCTGGATGTGAAGTACCATCCATACACATGCGAGAAATATTCATAGTAGGAACAATAACTTCATTAAGTATTTGTCCATCAACACCTACACACTCCTCGATTACACCAGCATGTCGACGCTTACCACGGGAGCTCTCCCTGGCCGCAATATTATCAAAATAAGATCCACCTTTGAATACATATTTTGCATAATCTTTACCTTCTAATGTAACACCTCTTCCCCAGTTAATTTCTTTTTCAAAAGCAGGAATAAGATTACATATTTCTTGGACTTTTTCTTTCATAATTCCAGCTGCCTATTCTTTCCCTCCAGAAGTAACAAATAATTTACATCTAGGATAAAGAATACAACGAATCATAAGAATCATCATAGAAAGAAAAGACTTAGAATAAGCACGCGGAAAGACCGCGTATACGTACTGGTGTCGCATCGCCACCCGCAAAAATACTCTCTAATAAAAATAAAATTTAAAATCTTGCGGATTACCCATTTGTAAAAGAAAATCAACAAAAAGATCTGGATATTCTCTCCAGAACGCGATATATTTTCTAGCAACAGGAATACAAGCTTTCACGCGTTCCTCTGATAAACCAATTTTATCAACGCTTTCGCGCAGATTTAATAAATCCTATAAAGCCATTACTTTTTCTTCTCCGTCAGCAATTTATTCATTGTTTCTTCATCTGCGGCTTGCTCTTGTTCTAGAAAATCGTTGTGCGCAACAAAATCTTCATCGCTTAAAGCTTCTTGCGCAATAGCGTCAAAATCTATATCAGTTTCGTCGGTTGTCTCTAAGTCTTCTTCTTTTGCTTCTTCGCGCGCCATCGTACGAACAGCACCTTCAATAAGATTGCCCAAGTTCATTTCTTCGCGCACCAAACGATCGGTGTATTTGCGCAAATCGGATAATGTAGCATCTACCATATCTGCTGGCTCAGATACATAATAGCGGGGAATAAAACCATCGCGCTCGCACAATAGGATGAACTCGTCTATTGCGGAAACAAATTCACCGCTTTCTGCTTTATTTTGCGCGGCAGTAAATTTAGCTGATTTCATTAAAGTGTCGTATACTTTGGACATTTTTTGGAAACCTTCTATGTCGCCCAAATCGACAAGTTGATGGCATTTTAATGAAGTTTTACAAATTAATTTAAGATAATCTTCGTGCGAAGGGGTAACGATATCGAATGCCGCCATCATCTCTTGGTATAATTTTTCCAATTGAACCCATTCATATGGGCGATATGTTTTTCCCCATTTTAAGGTTAGATATTTTTTATCTTCTTCTGTAAGGTCATCTTCAAAACCGTCAGGCTCTAATTTATCTATTGGTTCTGCTTCTGTTTCTTTATTTAATTTGGGCGCAGGCGGCATAGAACCTTCTGATACTGCTTTTTCAATGTCTTCACCACTATAGCCTTGTGCCGCCATTACTTGCGCTTTTTGTTCGTCATATCTCGCTTTGAGGGTTTCATTATCCTCCCAGGTATAATTTTTGTATTGGACAAGTTTCATCTTTGAAAGATATCTGCCCAAAACGCTAATACCTGTTAATTTAGAAGCACCTTTTTCTTGTACTGCGCGCTCCAATAGGGTTGTCCACTCGTGTTCAATATAAGGGACGTCTATTTCTTCCAATATCCACAAAAAAGTGGAAGGATCATAATTGTTTACGTGGCGTGTAATACATTTTTTACATTCATCCAAATGTCCTGTTGGATATTTATCTGTGCGCTTTGTCGTATAAAAGTCTATGTCGGCCATTGTGCGCTTACAGGTTTTACAATATAATTGTCCCATCACATCATCTACTTTCTCTTTTTATTGCGGCAGCATTTGCATATACTATAAAAACCATCTCTAGAAGTTTTGTTTATAGAAAAGAAGCGGTTATGTGCTAATTTAATTTGCCCACAGCGCGAACACTTTTTCCATTGACCCTTTTCTTGATATGTAAAATACCACATAAGAAAATCATCTTGTGCCTGTTGCGCAATTAGTTTGGGGATTTTATTGCGCCAAAGAGAAGAGATGTATTCTAAGGAATGGGTGGTATGAAATTCTTTTTCAAGGAACGCTTGTATTTCTTGATTAGTGTAATGATTTACTTTATATTCGATAATGCGGCTATACATTGGATAATCGACTAAAGCATCTTTGAGAAGTTTATTAAAATCTTGAACAAAATACCAAGTATCTTTGTCAAATTGACCATCACAATGCGCGCGCAGTCCACCTAAGTTTTGTAAAATCGCCGCAACTACAACAGGGTCAAGGAAAGAGATACCTGAATATTTTATTACGGGGCGATTCATTTCATCGTATTCAATCCATTCTTCACTGTCTAATTTTGGTGGGTTTGCGCCGGTGTGCGTTAATTGCGCGAAAACGATTGGACGGCGATATGCATTTTTTATTATATATTGGTCACGCCGCATTTCAATTAATGAACGTTTTACTATAAATGCGTCGCGTCCTGTCACGTGCTCTTGTAGAGCCTCCCAGCGTTCTATCGCATCTCGCAATTGGCGCAATGGTGGGATTTCTTCTAAATCTTTTTTGGTTATTGATACTTTGGGTGTAAGAATTATATTTTTTTTATTTTCTGCTATTAAATTATGTATACCATCTTCGCCATTTTCTAATTGACCGACTAGTCCCTCATAAGAAGTTTCTCTTTTATTAACGGTTGCCATTCGATTGTCTGTTAAAATTTTGCGCTCTTTGCGTTCTTGCTTTTCCATACAGAGTACAAGGTAATCGGCTAAAACTTCTAAATACTATTCTGAAGGGTTGGGGTTTTCTGCTAAAATAGCTTTCACTATTTTATTGCGCTCTACAGGAGATTCTATTGTATAATCTAATTTTATTATATCAATCACTCTCCGTTCTATACGGCCATTATACTAAAAAAATTTTGCGCTGTCAAGTTTCGTTAATCGAAATCAAAAAAGGATTTAGAAGGGGGAGAGGCCAGGCATAATCGAATTATCATTTTCAAATAATTTTTCTCCCGAAACCCACCCGGGGTTCTGGTTTCATCTGGAAAAAAATATATAGAGTACTGCCGCTATTTTATTTAGACATCGGCCCGCCCTTGGTCACCACGCCCCGAAATCGCGCTACAAAAAACCTTACAAAAATTTCACAAGTTTTTTGTGCACATTGACCAAAACAAGTAAAGCCCCGAAAGTAGCAAGTTAGTTAGTACTAACTAACAGGCTCACTAATTAGCTGATGTATCACAACCCTTGATTAGCAAAGATTGTTAAGAAATTAACAAGCCCTTAGTTAGCCCTAACTAACCAGTTGCGACATTGTTAAGAATTTAACAATCTTTGTCTGCTATTCATTCTCAGCGCGTAAAATAGCAAAGATTGTTAAGAAATTAACAAACTCCAGTGGGGCAAAGATTGTTAAGAAATTAACAATGTCAGCTTGTTAAATAATTAACAAGGTGTAAATACACACAGATAGTATTGTACTAACACACTCATTGTATGTACAACAGCACAGACATTGTCAAAGACTTAACAATGTACAATGTGCACAAAAAACTGCGCAAAAGGTTGTAACTATTGACGATTGCTTTATAATAGTCAATCTGTTATACTATCATTGTCAAGAGGGAACAACAACAAACAAAAGAAAGAAGGACAAGACAATGACAAAGATGCAGATGGTAGCTTTAGAGAATGCTAAGAAGGCTTTCGGCGATAAAGAGTTTTCTCGTAAAGATTGGATGGACGTAGCTTGCGGAAAGTATGGTCTTTCTACTGCTATCTATGATGGAAATGTAAAGTCTGTTCAGCACGTAAAGCGTATCTACTACACTGTAAAAGAGTTAGTGAAGATGTTGAATGACTGCGCAGGTGATGACTGCTACAATTGTGACTGGAACTTTAAAGTAGATGAGAATAACAATGCTTATGAGGAGATTATTACTAACACTTACAAGCTTGTATAAGAAGTCGAAAGACTTCTTTTTTTATCGCCTAAGCCGTTAGACTGGTCTAACGGCGTTGCTGACATTGTTAAATATTTCACAAAGTTTTCGCGCCAAAAGACTTGTGCAAAGCGCACAATAAACTATCCTAAAACTTGTTCAACTTTTTTCTTAAAAACATACTATTTGTGTGTATACAATTTAATGCCGGTGTAGTATACTATAATCGTTCCAAGGGAACAGAAAAAATAAAAAAAAGAAAAGAGGACAAAACAATGACTAAAATGCAGATTAACGCTCTTGAAAACGCTCAGAAGGTTTTTGGTGAGAAAGAGTTTACTGAAAAAGAGTGGATGAATGTGGCTTGCGGGAAATACGCTCTTACTACTGCGATTTACAACGGACATGTACAGGCTATTAAACACGTTCAGCGCAATTATTACACGCTTGCAGAAGTGGTAGCAATGCTTAACGAGTGCTCAGGTGAGGACTGCTACTGTGGACATTGGGAGTACAAAATTGATGAGAATAATAAAGTGTATGATGAGGATATTACTATGACTTATAAACTTATCTAAGAAGGCATAAGCCTTCTTTTTTTTTACCGTCTACCACTGTTAGGCTAGTCAAACGGCGTTTCTGCGCTTGTTAAATATTTCACAAAGTTCTACTTGTGACAAGTCGCTGTACAAAATGCACAAAAAATATCCTAAAAAGTTGGTGTTGACAAGTATCTGCAATGTGTGTATAATACATAATGTCAGGAGGAACAAATGACCAACAACAAAAATAAAAAACTTTTAAAAACCTCTTGACAAGAAACATTAAACCGTGTTACAATAAGTCATCAAATGAAAGAGAGGAATAAAACAATGACTATGAATATTAACAGACTGTATGTTTTAGAGCTGGCAAGTGGAGAAGTATTTTATTTCAAGAGCGAACAAGATAGAGCATACAATTTTAATATGATGGATTATTTTCAGCAGAAAAAAAGTAAAGAATATGAAATTGCGCTTCCTACACATGCTCAAGACAAAGTTATGACAATCGCTTAAAGAAGCCGATAAGGCTTCTTTTTTTACCGTTTATTATCGTTAGTCCAGGCTAACAGCGTTGCTGGGCCTGTTAAATATTTCACAAAGTTTTGTTCTGCGCAAGTCATTGTGAAAACTGCACAAAAAACATCCCGAAACTTAGTGCTTGACAAAATAGCAGGCATCGATTATAATACAATCAAGAAAAGCAAAGGAGACGAAACAATGATTAACATTAGAAGCATTAACAAACTTACAAACAATGACGGTTTAACGCTTAAAGCGGGAAAGAAAGTTACTTATAAAACCGGATGGCAAGTCGCGACAGAAGGCGTAGAATGCAAGACAGCAAAAGAAGCAATGACAGCTATTAAGGCGTACAATGGTAACTGCGGAATATGGTTTAGTGATGGTATCTATTATATTGATAAGAGCAAAAGAGTAAATACAAAAAAGGAAGCAATGACAATCGGCAAGGCTTGCAATCAAATCAGCGTATTAAATTGGCGTACAATGGGTCTAGCTTACTGCTAAAAAAACTTGTTGACAAATAATAAAGTATTTGTTATAATGTACTCAAGAAAAGCAAAGGAGAGAAAAACAATGACAAGCAAATGGTTAGAGTTAGATAGCATCGAATACGCATTAGCAAGCGCATACAGCGCAGGAAAAGGATACTTGTTTGAAATGTTTTTCGGATGGAGACAAACAAGAACATTTGGTCAAAAGGAATACGCGCGGTTTGTTCTTCCTAACAAGGGATGGGATGAGATAAACGTCTTAAAAAAACTTTATGAAAAACACTTGACAAAATAACAGACATCGTTTACAATACAATCAAGAAAAGAAAAGCAAAGGAGATAAAAACTATGAAGTACTTTAAAGTAACTTGTCTGCGCGGACACGTTGGAAAAGGCAGAATTGCTACCATTACTTTTTACATTTGCGCAAAAGATGCAGTTAAAGCAATGTCAATAGCTCAGAATATGGGCGGCGTTAAACACTCAAAATTACCGCTTGCTTGCTATGAAGTGAGTGAAACGGAATTTACAATGCAGAAAATGCAGAAACGCAATGCGTACAAAGAGTGCGGAGCAAAAAAGTTTTAACAGGCTAACAAGCCTGTTTTTTATTTGCGCACAATGCACAAAAAATAATACGTTTTTTATATCAATAAAATTTTCCGGAACTGTTGACAAAATTCAAGACATCGATTATAATACAATCAAGAAAAGCAAAGGAGAGAAAAAAATGATTTACGAAGAATACAACAACGGATACTTCCACATGACTTGGTTTGACAAAGAAGACGATTTTCACGTTGGTGAGTACAATGACTTTGCCGAGCTGATGAAGGCCGGCAAGAAGGCGAAAGCTGAAGGCGGATGGGGCTTCACCTGCATGAATCCCAAGGGAATCACAATTTATCCCAGCGCAAGTTTTTAAAGGCCATATGGCCTTTTTCTTGTTGCCGGCCCGGGCGCGGGCGCTAAAGCTGCGCCCGGGCCGAGTTTGCGAAAAATGCAAGTCTGGCAATAAAATCTTGCAAAATGAGCGCAAAGTTTAGCCACACTAAACCTCCCGAAACAAAAAGGTCGGGGTTCTCACCCGACTGCAGTTCTCTCGGTTTTGCGGCTTCAAAATTCAACTACCGCCATACCCCGCTAGTTTCCTAGCAGTTGAATTTTTTTAGGAGGAGAACTGCTAAGCCCGCCCTGTGACTATATAGTATCACAGCCTATTAGTAATGTCAACAGGTTTTTTAAAAAAATAAAAAAAATATTTAGTTGACAAATTTAATTAAATAAGTTATAATGTACTCAAGAAAAGAAAAGGAGAATAAAAAAAATGAAAACTTATACTGAAGAAGAAATCAAGAAATGGTTTGATGTAATGAT